ATTAAAAGAGGAATGCGCAGAATTAATTGTAGCTTTATCGCATTTCGAAAGAAATAGAGAGGGGTCTTTTAATGAGATATTAGAGGAACTATCGCATGTTCTTATATCCTGTTTTGCATTTATAATTTGTGCAGATATTCCAGTGGAGGAGCTTACGGTGGAAGTAGATAAAAATACAATAAGTATCATTGTGAAGCGAGGTGAAAAAACCATGAATGAAGAAATTAAGATTACAATCACTATAACCGATGATAACATCGTTTTGTATGGTAAGAATACACAAGACTTGACCGAAGATGACATCATTGACATCAACAAGATGCTAGGTAGTCTCGCTAAGACTTCAAGTATTTTACAGGAAGGAGACCCAACAAATGGAAATGCGTAAATTCGTCATCGAGATACACCCCGACGGTACGTTGACGTGCTGCGAGTATGAGGACCCTAAAGAATACTTCCGGGCCGCAACTGAACGTGCGTGGCTGGCCGGTTATCGGCAAGCACTCAAGCATTGCGACGAGCAGATGAACACGCTTAAGGGTTACAAAGGCACTTGCCTATCATCCGATCTCATGTACCGGGGGGCCGAATCCGTTCGCTATGTGATGGTATCGGCCTATCGTAAATACCTTAACACAAAAAAATAAGTCGAAACGGCCTCGGGCCGTCTACCGGGGCCGCCCGCCCGGTATTGATGAGACAGGGCACATACTGAAAGGAGTTTGTATTATGTCCGAAGCAATGATGAAGTCCGAAAACAATGGTGCTATGCTGATGCCTGATGTGATGAACACCGGGGTCGGTTATACCGATATGAATCTCACAGACCGTTCGGCTGCGGTTGCATTCTACAATGCGACGAGCAACCCCGCCAACAAGCTGAAGGAGCATGTCAACGAGGTTCTGTCGCTGGTGCATGTCTCTGTGGAGTGCGTTGAGGTCAGCAAGGACGATGTCCCCGAGGGCAAAACGATTGCCCCGCGGGTGGTCCTCATTACCGATGACGGGCAGTCGTATTCCTGCGTCTCCGTTGGCGTGTATCAGTCTTTGAAGCGTATGTTTACGCTGCTCGGTACTCCTGACACGTGGACGGAGCCGGTGAAGATCAAGCCTGTGCTTATCAGCACCAAAAAAGGTCAGGTTTTGTCTTTGAATCTGGTGTAACCTGTGGCCGCCGCACCTGCGGCGGCCTTATTTATTATAGGAGGCCCCATGAAAAGTAAAGATAATAAAGTATCCTTGATGAACTGTGACGACTCCATGATATATCTGGCATCTGCCATTGTATACAGTGGAGTCACAAATAAAGATGTTAATTTTTTCTGTTCCGAATGGGCGAAAATCATCTTTAATGGTCTGGGCATCGAAGCAGACCCTCTGGACTGGTATTATATGATTTTAGATAGAAAGGAGCGAACGAAACATGGCAGCAGGCGCAGCTAAGGCAAGAGCAACCCTTAAATACAGTCCAGAGCTATACACCCCGTACGCTTTGGAATCGTGGCCCGATAGTCAGATGCGCAAAGAATACACTCGCTTGCGTGACATTGCGCAGAAACGTATTAAGCGACTATCAAACGACCCCATCAGCGGCACCAGCGATGTTTATAAAGAATTTGCCGGAGGTTTTCCGACTCTAAAGGCAATGCGCGGAGACCGAAAAGCGTTGGAGCAAGCCTTGGCGGATGTGGCGCGGTTTGTGCGTTCTAAGGGTTCCACCGTGGGCGGGGCGCGTGCTGAGTTCGAACAAAAAATGAAAGTGGGTGGCATTGACATTTCCGATGTTCCCGATGATCAATACACGGCCCTGTCTGAATGGTGGGATATCGTAAAGGCCTCGGGGGTGTACTATTATCCGTCCGATCAGCCGGTCATGTATTGGCGCGAGAAAGGCGGCTACCACGTCAGTATTGACGATTTTGTAAAGTGGCAGCAAGGCGAGGTCAATTATGGCAAAGAATGGAACTATAGCGAGGGGAGCAGCTCTGCCGACCTGCGAGGAGGTTTTGGCGGAGGCCTGTAACTACAATCCTGTTCCCTGGCTTATGGAGCATCTGGACAGAAAGCACACAAAAGGCAAAAAGCGCAAAACAAACAAAAAACGATTGTATGTAGATATGCCTTGTGCGTTTGATATTGAGACTAGCCGAGTATGTATTGACGCCGACGACAACCCCCACACCATTATGTATATATGGCAATGTCAACTAGGTTTGGATATTACCATTATCGGCAGGACGTGGGACGAATGGCTAAACTTTACGGGGGCAATTAGCGATTACTTGCAAGCGAACAGTGGGCCGACGGGTGATTGGTATTTGTGTATGTATGTTCACAATCTTGCACACGAATTTCAATATTTGTCGGGTGTTCTGGATTTTGGCCCGGGTGATGTGTTTGCCAGCAAGCCCCGGCGCGTTCTGAAATGTGACAACCGCGCTATTGAATATCGGTGCAGTATGAGACACAGCAACTTGTCCCTTGATGCTTGGGGCAAGCAGCTGGGGGCCCCTCATGCCAAATTAACCGGCACACTCAATTACTCAAAGGTCCGGTATCCCTGGACTCCCTTAACGTCTACAGAATTAGCGTATTGCATAAACGATGTTCGGTGCATTGTGGAGTGCCTGTTAATCGAGATGAAGCGAGACGGGGACGACCTGTATACATTACCATTGACGCGCACCGGCTATGTTAGACGGATGGCCCGTGAAGCTATGTATAAATGGGGCATTAAACGGGTCAAGCGCCTTTTGCCGTCGTGGGAATTGTATAAAATGCTGCGCGAGGCATTCCGAGGGGGCGACACTCACGCCAACCGCTATTATGTGGGGATGCACTTAGAAAACGTCGGCTCCGTTGATATGTCTAGCGCATATCCCGCGGTACAATGCGAATGTTATTTCCCAATGACTCCATTTAGGCAGGAGCCAGCCACCGTTGAGCGGCTAATGCAATGTATGAGACACGGCAAGGCGTGCCTCATGCGCTTGCAAGTAAAAGGCTTACGTCAGCGGTTCAAGTGGTGGGGATTTCCCTATATCCCGCTTGCTAAAGTTCGGCACTGTGAAGGATACATTAACGACAATGGCCGTCTGTTGTCTGCTGAACATTTCGAGATTACCATAACAGATATAGATTTTCGAATCATTGCCAAAGAATATGATTGGGATGCCCTTAACGTTCTGGACCTATACACGTCCGATTATGGCAAATTGCCTAAACCGTTGACGGACTGTGTAAAAGAAAGCTATACCGGCAAAACATCCCTTAAAGGTGTAGCCGGTCAAGATTTGTATTATGTTAAGGCCAAGGGCGATCTTAATAGCTACTACGGCATGACAGCGCAGGACCCCTTGCAGCTGGACACACTTTTTGACGAGGACGCCCCCGACAATCTGTGGAGCGAATGCACCGACGACCCGGAGGGCAGTTATAACGACCACCGCCCCCATCTGTTTTTGCCCTACCAATGGGGCGTATGGACCACGGCCCACACGCGCAAGCGCCTAAAAATAGCGCAATGGGCAGCTGGCAAGAATGGCGTGTACTGTGACACAGACAGTGTAAAATACATGGGCAATGTTGATTTGTCGGACTTTAACAAAGCAGTGAAACAACTTGCAAAAGATAACGGTGCTTGCGCAACAGACCCAAAAGGCAACACTCATTATATGGGCGTCTATGAGCAGGAGCGCAGCTATGCGGAGTTTATGACATGGGGCGCTAAAAAATACGCGACTACCTATAAAAAAGGCGGGCCGATCACTACCACTATAGCAGGAGTCAGCAAGCGAAAAGGCGGGTTAGAGCTGGCCCTGTGGGGTGGTTTTGAGGTATTTAAGCCAGGGTTTACTTTTTGTTTGGCGGCAGGAAATCAAGTTATCTATAATGACCGTCCCAATGTGCCCGATTTTGTGGTAGAGGGGCACACGGTACACATAACAAGAAACCTATGTATTTGCGATAATACCTACACTTTGGGAGTAACTGACGAATACGCAAAGATATTAGGGTACAAGATTATGGAGGTTATCTGATGATTAAACTGTACACCGATGAAGGATGGCCGAATTTTTCCGAAAAAGACGGCATTTTGTCCACGGGGGCATCTATTATTTTTATATGGGGCGGACGTGGTACCGGCAAGACCTATGGAGCGCTAAAGCACGTCCACCAGACCGGGGAGGAATTTCTGTATCTGCGCCGTACACCGCAGCAGGCGGAACTTATATGCGCGACGCCTAGCATGTGGCCATGGTCTACGTTGAATGATGATCTACAAACACATTATGCCCCGTTTAAAATACCTAAAATAGCGGGTCTCTATGAAGTGGGCAACGCAGGGGCCTACACTGATATAGGGTCTCCCATAAAACCGGCCCAAATGGCCGGAGTTGTGGGAAGTGTCGTCACATTGGCCAGGACCCGCGGTTTTTCAAGCCCCCATACCAATATAATTATTTTGGATGAATACCAGAAAGAAGAGTCCGACTACTATCGGCGAGGCGAGGGCGTGGGCCTTGCTAACATATATGAAACGGTAAACCGTAACCGCGAATTAAAGGGGCAAAAGCCCCTGACGCTGTTGTGTATGTCGAACGCTGTTGGCATGGCAAACCCCTATTATATGCAGTGGGAGATCACCGATACAGTAGAAAAGATGATCGGGAAGAAAGAGCGCGTGAAGCTGCTGGCCGATAAAGGCATTTTGCTGATTGATCTTGTGGACAGCCCTATTGCAAAAGAGAAAGCAAATACGGCCCTCTATAGGTCCATGACCGGCACAGATTTTTACAGATCAGCTATCGAGAATCAGTACAGCGCCGAAGAAAAGAGTTTGGTTGTGTCCCGGCCCTTGCGTGAATACTACCCGCTTGTACAAATTGGCCGGTGCTGCATCTATGAGCACAAAAGCAAGCCGCTATATTATGTATGCCGTCACAGGTCTGGCGAGATGCCCACCTATGGCACTGGCGACTATGAGCGAAAACGTTTCAGGGCCGCGTATGGGTACATCTGGCCCGCGTACTTGCAGAGGCAACTAGAATTTGAGCGGTACTCGGATGAAATTTTCTTCCGTGAGTATTGCGGTACTTGACTTTTTTACACAGTTAATATATATTAAAGATAATCCCCGGTGCCCACAGGCAGCCCCCAGAAGGGGCGGGCAAGCGTCAGCCAGCGCAAGAACCGGGGATTTATTTGTATCTGTAAGGAGGTGCGCAAAATGGATGCCAATACTGTGATTCAGGCTATTTCTAATGTGGGGTTTCCTATCGCTGCTTTTCTGCTGATGTGGTATCAGTGCAACACTGTAGTTAAGGAGAATACCGCGGCTATTACTGAAATGCGGCTCGCTCTGGACGAGATCAAGAAGGAGAGCTGACTAATGGGTTGTTATATCATTTTCGCCCAGTCGATTACAAACGAACGCGCGTTTCTGCTGGCTGATTTGTGCGTTCGTTTGAGTATCGGCTATTATAGTGACTGGGCCGACAATTCCAACACGCGGCAGTGTTGCGCAGTGGGCCCAGTCACTGAAGGAGACAAAGACCAGGTCATTAAATGTCTGGCGCACGATACGTATGTTGTGATGGAGGCGACTAAAGTTGAAAATCAGTGAAAAAGCGGCCCTCGCTATGGCCGGATACACCAAATCAGAGATTGAAGCTATGGAGAAGCTGCAGCCCGCGCCGCAGCCCGCGCCGCAGCCCGCGCCGCAGCTCGCGCCGCAGCCCGCGCCGCAGCCCGCGCCGCAGCCCGCGCCACAGCCCGCGCCGCAGCCCGCGCCACAGCCCGCGCCGCAGCCCGCGCCACAGCCCGCGCCGCAGCCCGCGCCGCAGTACGACGGCCTCGAGACCCTGTTGCAGCAGCTCTTGCAGGGTCAGCAGACTACCGCGCAGGCAATGCAGACTATGACGCAGACATTGCAGGCGAACGCGCTGGGCCTTGGCATCCAGCAGCAGCCGACGGCAGACGCCTACACGGTGACGGCCCGAATTATCGACCCGACTTATGGAACGGAGGTGAAGTGAGATGCCCCTTGGTATGGAATTTACGGACATTGCCGCAATTTTGACCGAGATCAACAAAATTGCCACGGGCCGGGAACTGACGTCGCCCATCGTGGACACGTCTAGTTTCGTTTCTGTGGCGCAGTACACGTTGCGGACCGGCACCGACGTTTTCACAAGAGCGATCAGTCAGGTGCTTGGCCGTACCATTTTTGCCGTACGCCCCTACGATGCGCCCCTGAAGCGCTTGCAGGTCACGGGCGACGACTGGTCGAACCATGTGCGGAAGATCAATTTCTGTGACTCGGACCCCATCACAGACAAGGCGTGGACGCTGGAGAGCGGCCAGAGCGTAGACATGTACCAAGTCTACAGACCTAAAGTCCTCCAGACAAACTACTACGGCCAGACCAATTACAGCCGCGTGTACACCCAGGCCGATACCCAGATGGAGGCGGCATTTAAGGGCCCCGAGGAACTGGCACAGTTCTGGTCGTCTTTCGTGTTGCACCTGTCTAACCAGATCGAGGCTGACCGACGCAACCTCGCTAACAACCTGATTGCCAACCATCTGACCGGCATGACTGTTACCAGCCCAAAAAGCGTTGTGTATTTGCTTGATGAGTACAACGCCCAGCAGGGCACCAAACTGACGGTGAAGGACGTCTACAAAGAGGCGAACTTCCCGGGGTTTGCAAAGTACGCCTATGGCCGTATCAACGATATTTCCCGCCTGATGAAGGAGCGGTCCATCAACTGGCATCAAAACTGGACTATTAGCAACTCGAAGTACGACATTATGCGGCACACGCCGTATGACCGGCAGCACCTTTATCTGTACAGTGGCACGCAGAGCCAGATCGACGCCCGCGTGATTCCCGAGGTGTTCCATGACAATATGTTGAAATACCGCGATGCAGAACAGGTCACGTTCTGGCAGAACATCGACGAGCGCGAGACCATTTCCGCGACGCCTATGGTGACCAATACGAACGGTACGGTATCCAAGAATGCAGCAGTGAAGCTCTCCAATGTATTCGGGTGCCTGCTGGACTGGGATGCCATCGGCTACACTCCGAAGCTGTCTCGCGTGGTCCCAACTCCTATGAACGCCCGCGGCCTGTATACGAATTTCTGGTACCACTACGGGTGGTCGTGGTACGACGACTTCACCGAGAACGCAGTTCTGTTCCTGATGACCTCCACCGACGTCACCGCCCCGAGCGCTGCCACGGCGGAAAAAGCCTCCACCCTTAAAACCACCACGCACAAGGACGCCGACCCCTCGAAGTCCTGACCGGCACCGGCGGGCATTGCCCGCCGGTTATTTTATAGGAGGTGCAAAATGCAAGCTACCTTTTATCAGTTCGCAAAGCGCACCAATAGCACAAAGCGGCCCAGCGGTGGGCAGGGGTTTGGAATTGACCTTAAAGCCCCTTGTAATATCATTGACCCCGAGATCAAAATTGCAACACAGAGTGACCCCACCGGGTACAATTATTGTTACCTTCCCACGTTCAGCCGGTATTACTGGGTGAAGAACTGGACATATTCGGACGGGCTTTGGAATGCGTCGCTGACCGTTGACACCCTTGCAAGCTATCGTGACCAAATCGGAAATAGTACGGAGTATGTCACAAGATCGTCGGCGCAGTATGATGGTACAATTTCAGATGGACTTTACCCGGCATCGGCTAAAGTGCAAAGTGTAACAACCGCTTTTCAAGGTGGCTTTGCGGAAACAATTAGCGGGGGATTCTTTGTTATTGGGTTTATAGCTAAAGCCGCAAACTCCATTGGGGCTATTACATATGCAGTAATGACCCCCACAAATGCCAAAAAACTATCTGCAAAATTGCTGACTGATGTGTCATATCTTAGTATTGACAATACGGAAATTAGCGACAGTTTAACAAAGGTTCTTTTTAATCCCTATCAGTATATCGTAAGTTGCAATTACTTTCCATTTGACATCGCCGAAATCACCGCACATTTACCGCTTGTTTCAAGTGTAGATGTCGGGTGGTGGTCGATAGACGTTCCATGTTGGATTTTGGGAGAAGATAATAATAACTTTACAAAATCGGTAAATGTGAATGTTCCGAAGCACCCCCAGGCGGCAAATCGGGGGGAGTATTGCAATGTGGCCCCCTACACAGATTACACTATTTTTTTGCAGCCCTTTGGAGTGATACCTCTTGACGCATCTAAACTGTGGGGCACCACAACATTATCTATACAATATGTGACTGACCTTTTCACCGGTGACAGCATTTTACGTATATTCACCAACGCAAATCAGTTAGTACACGAAACGACAGCAAAATTAGGTGTTTCTATTCAACTATCTAATATTACTTTTGGCATCCCCTCAGGTAACAACGGACTGCTTCAAACCGGTATTGCTGCTGCGTTTGGAGGTCTACAGGCCGCGTTATCCGGTGGCTCTATTTCGGACGTCGGAAATGGTATTTTAAATGCTGCACAGGCAACTAATGCAGATGTAGCGAGCAAGGGCGCTACGGGGTCCACAATAGCTTTTGATACAATCCCTTATATAGTTGCCCGTTTTAAAATTCTTGTGGACGACAACAACGAGGACCACGGCAGGCCCCTTTGCCAGCGCGTCCAGCTGTTCAGTATTCCGGGGTTCATTATGGTAGATGACCCCGACATCGCATTAACCGCGACTGCCGCCGAAATTGACAGCGTTAAAAGCTATATGAAAAATGGATTCTTTTTAGAGTAGGAGGCGTAAACTATGGCAGTATATAAACAGTGTATTACTGATGTATCACCGATCAGAGTGACCGCAGGTTATCCTGCATACTCTGACGGTAGCCCCCACCGGGGAATTGACACGGTGCATGGAGACCACAAAGCATATGCGCCCGAAGCGGGCACCGTGGTAGTGGCCCAGCATTGGAATGGCAGCACCTCGGGCGACCAGTCATGGGGCAATATGATTAAAGTGCGAATGGCCGACGGCACGACATGGCGAGCCGCTCACTTTGCCTCACAGATTTGGAACGTGGGCGACATAATCTCTAAGGGCCAGTTTATTGGCACGCAGGGCGAAACCGGCAATGCGACGGGCATACATACACACTGGGAATATGCCGATGCAGCCGGAAACCTGAGGGACCCGTCTAGCATTATTAGAATCCCGAATCAGGTGGGCACTTGGGACGTCGAATGGGACTCCGGCGGAGGCCCTGACCCGGGTCCCGGCCCGTGGCCTACTGGTAGATTGCCGGTATGGTTGCTGTTTAAGATGGCAAAAGGAGGGCGTCTGTTGTGAGTGCTCCATATAGTTACGAGCAAATTAACGCCCATGTGTCCCCGGTGACTCCCTCCGTGATGCACACAAAAGGAAATAGCCTGTCCTATTATTTCCGCAAGTATCTATTTCTTGAGGCCGTGTCTATGGTACGATGGACGCTCCCCGACACATGGCCCAGTAACCGCTTGCAGTATCTTGTTTTCGGTTCCGGCGGTGTAACGGTGTTCAAAACTGACCGTTACGGCCTAGTCTATGACCGAATGGGACTTACCGGCATTAACATTTTCTACAATCCCACACACTCCATTATTGCCAACCCTTTTATTAAAGGGTCCCCATATTTGCAGATCGGGAAACAATGCGAGATCATCAATTTGCAGCCCGATTACCGTGGAATGGTTGATATTGTGGCCTACTATGGGGATATGATGGCCCTTGCCGCCCAGACCATCCAGAGCAATTTAATCAATAGCCGCCTTGCCTACGTGTTTGCGGCAAGCAACAAAGCGGGCGCGGAATCTTTTAAAAAGATGTTTGACGCCATTATGCAGGGAGACCCCGCCGTTTTTGTTGATGCCTCTTTGCTCAAAGCCCCCAAGAATGGGGCATCCGGGCAAGACCCGTGGATGTATTTTGCTACTGACCTTAAAGGGAACTTCATTACCAACGAACTGCTAACCGCTCTTAAAACCATTAAAGCGCTGTTTGACACAGAAGTTGGCATCCCAAACACCAATACCAGCAAGAAAGAGCGGATGTTGACCGACGAAATTAACTCGAACAACGTCGAGACAGCCGCCAAAGCGTCGCTCTGGTTGGACAGCTTGCAGCGTGGTTGCGAACGGGTTCACAAGCTGTTTGGAATTGACAAATCTAATTTGTGGGTCGATTGGAGGTTCCCGCCCGATACTAATAAGCAGGAGGTGAACAACGATGCACGCAACCTTGAGCTTTAACGGGTTGTTGGCAGGATACCCGGAGCTGTTCGACGACTTGAAAGTCCCTGACAGTGTATCTAAAGAGGCCGTTTGCAATCAATTACTATTTGATACGCTGGAATTAGAGGTATTGTATGCGGACGGCCCCACAATGCGAAGGGCGCTGGGTGTATATTCTGAAACCATGCTCCCGAGCTGGACCCGGTACGCCGAGGCACTGGGCCTTGAATACGACACACTGGCATCGGATGACCGAACCAGAACCACCGACCACTCAGGGACCAGCATCGGCACAAACGGCGTCAAGGGAACGACAACCAGAGTGCCGAACTTGACCACCACTGGCCAGAATAACGGAAGTGACAGCACTACCCGGGATGTCACGGGTTTTGACAGTGGGACATTGCAAACCGCAGAGAGGAGCACTACGGCCCTCGGTACTGGTAACACCATTACCAGCAGTGGAACGGATACGACCACCACCGATCAGACAACCACCTCGGCGTCGCACGACGGCTACAACGACACCGTGACCGAGAAGGGCCGGGCAGGGCGAGACCCGCAAGACCTTATTGCCAAAGAGTTGGCCCTTGCAATGGAAAATGCAGTTCATAAAATCGTTACGGACATCCGGGCAAACTTTTGTCTGCTGGTATATTAAGGAGATGCAATAAAATGGATATCATCAATCCTATTCACAAAGCACCCTACACCAATTTCCATGATCTCAATCTTGATTGGATTATTGAGGTGCTGAACGAATTTAACACCAAACTGACGAATTTCGTCAGCCTGGCCACGATCAAGTACGCTGACCCCCTCAAGTGGGACATTACCAACCAGTACGAGGCTAACACCGTTGTAGTGGACAGCAAAGGCAACGCGTATCTTTCCGTGCAGCCGGTGCCGTCCGGTGTGTCTCTTGATCGTGTGGAGTTCTGGACAAAAATCGGCAATTTCGATGAGCTTTGGGCTGATGTGAAAAAGGCCATCACTCCCTTCGATGAGGGCCACAGCCCCACCGCCACAGCTGCAAGAGCGGTCAACGATCTTGTATGGATCAATGGGTCGCTGGTGCGCGTCACAAAAGCAATGATTGCCGGTGACGCCTACGTGCCCGGCTCTAACTGCGTGAGCAGCTCCACAAATGAAGTCTTGCATTACCTTATCACGGCATTTAATGAGGGCCTGAGCGCCGAGCAGACGGCCCGGGAGAATGCCGACAAGCAGCTCCATACGGCTATTGACACCGAAAAGCAGAACAGGGAGGATGCCGACAACCAGCTACAGACGGCTATTGACACCGAAAAGCAGAACAGGGAGGATGCCGACAACCAGCTACAGACGGCTATTGACGCGGAGCAGACGGCCCGGGAGAACGCCGACAACCAGCTACAAAATAGCATCAATCAAATGCAGACATATGTGTCGGCACCGGGAGCAGGTATTAAAGCAAACGATAAGAGCGCAGCAGCACAAAATACATCGACGCTACAACAGCTGTTGGATGCCGGAAAAACAGTATATTTTCCAAGCGGAACGTATTATATGTCGGCAGCCCTATATATGAAAAGAGGTTGCGGAATAATCGGTGAGAACATGCGCGATACCACCCTTATATGGATTACCGCAAGCAATGGAATTATTTACGACCTCGAATACAAGGCCCCCAATACATACGATGACATTTATTTTACGATTCGTATCGAATCGCTGGCACTTTATGGAGTAGGGGCCCCCAACGGGGCAGGATCCGGCATTTATATCCGTAACAAAACATGGATGGTCACGGCCAACCAAAATCACGAAGAATATCGCAAGATCAAAGGTGATTCATATGCGCTTGAGTGCCGCAATAGTGTTATCAGGGACATTATTGTCTCTGGGTGGCTCACTGGCATCAATTCGAGCTTATATATTGCATATGTATCCATTATCAATGCTTTTGTGGATACCTGCGATTTGGGAATCGACGCAAAATTTTCTGATTCGGAATTATGTAATATTGTAGTGACTTTTTGCTATAATGGCGTTTTGTGCGAGACCGAGGCAAACAAATGGTGTAACCTGGCTATTAAGATGAACGGATGGCGTGCATCTTATGATGCTACGCACACCATTACGGGCTCAATAGCCCTACATTTGTATCACGCAAAACGCGAACTATTTTGCAACACTGAGGTACAGGAGAGTTACGCTAACGGAGTAGTTGTCGAACAAACAAGTAACAACATCGTGTTTTCCGGATTATTGCTTGATGCGAATGGATTTAAGGTTCCTGCAGGAACCGAGAAAAATAATATTGGTATCCAAATACTGGGAGGGTGCTACAATATTCGGGGCACGATCCTTGCTACAAACAAAAATGATGTAAAATGTCAGCGAGTCGGCATTTATGTATCACCCGATTGTGGCAATATTGATCTCCAATATGCCGAATATGAACAACAGATCAGCGCATGGACCCTTGGCCGGAATACTTGCCGCAGCATCACAACGGCAAAGATAAACAACATTACAAAGATTACAGCACCCAACTTTACAAACGGGACTGATGCAAGTTATGCATCTTTCGATGGCCGGTATTTACATATTGCAATTCACGGCTATTTCACCGCTGCTACCACTACAGGCACAAGTTTCTCTGTTGCGTCCGCGTTTGGTAATATACCTTTTGCACAGCTCCCCGGTAACGTTTACAGAAATATTTATCTGTATAATTCCACAGACAACGTACTTGTACCTGCACACTATGATAATACTACTGCAAATATTGTCACTGAGTCCCCTGTATCACCCTCCAAACAGATCAACTGTGAGATAACTTTTGATATGCTTTAATATCTTGTAATAGTTCCTATTTAGTGCCCACTCCCCTACCCTAGGGGGTGTGGGCACTATATTTTGTGTCTATTGACATTTTGCACAAAAATTGGGTGGTTGGGGAAGAAATTTTTGTGCAATCTGCTATTACGTGTCCC